CGGGCTGACGTTCCTGGCCGCCGCCCTCACCGTGTGGGGTGTGACGCTGTGACCCGGATACCGATTCCCGCCACGCCACGCGGCCCAGGAGCGACGAAACACCCCACCCTGGCGGGATCATGCCAAACCACCATTCCTAGTGACGGAAGTGTGACGAAACTATGACCGAAACATCGAGCCCGCTCCACGACTGCATCACCACCGCACTCACCCAAGCCCTCACCACCAAAAACCAAACCACCATCCCCGCCATCGCCACCCACATCGAGACCGCAGTCCTCGACCTGTACACCCCACCCTTCGCACCGAAAGGCACCCGCAAATGAGCGATCCGACGACCACCATCAGCGGCGCACTCGCCGCCGACCCCGACCTCCGCTACGCACCCCAAGGCCGCGCCGTCGCCAACATGCGCGTAGCCCACACCCCCCGCGTCAAGCAGGGAGACCAATGGGTCGACGGCGAAACCCTGTGGATGCCTGTCACCCTGTGGGGGCAGCCCGCCGAGCACGCCGCGGAATGCCTCCGCAAGGGCGACCGGGTCATCGTGACCGGCCGCCTCAAGTCCAGGAGTTTCGAGACCCGTGAGGGTGAGAAGCGGACGGTGATCGAACTCGATGCCGATGAGGTTGGGGCGTCGATCAAGTTCGCGACGGTGACGGTCACGAAGACCGGCCGCGCCGGTCAGCAGTCGAAGCCCGGTCGTCAGCAGTCGAAGCCCGCTGACGACCCGTGGGGCACCGCAGCCGTGCCCGACGACTCGGAAGCACCATTCTGATGGACGGCGACTGCCGCGACCGCGACGACGACCCAAACCGCAGCACCCACATCGGCGACGCAGACGGCACACCGATTCACGAATCCTGGGACCCGCAATACAGCCACGAAGACGTAATGCGGGCACTCATCACCGAAATACGACGTCTACGAAAGGGGCACTGATGGCGATCCACCGCCGCGGATACCGACGGACGGCCTGGAGGAACCGATGAGCAAGCTCAAGAAGCCAATTGGCAAGACCGGTCGCGCTGTCGCAGATTCCATCGCGCGGCTCAGGATCGAGAACGGGTTGACGTTCAACCAACTCTCAGAAGCCACTGCCGAAGCGGGACGACGGATCACGCCGCTCGGACTCAGGCGAATCTTCGACTACCAGCAGCGCATCGACATCGACGACCTTGTGACGCTCGCCGAAGTGCTGCACACAACTCCGGAGTGCTTGATGGACACCAGTGCATCCGAGAAGTACCGCAAGGACTGCCTGCGTTGGCTGCTCGCCGAGGCTGAACATGGCGGTGCGCGATGAAACCTTGCCCGAACTGCCTGCGGATCGTCGAGCACGACTACGTCCCAGGAAACCGCACCTTCCCGGCCTACCGCTACTGCAGTTTTTGCGGGTGGGCCACCACCTGAGGAGGACCAGTGACCCAGCCCGCCGAAACCACCACCGAACCCCCGAAGCGGATGAACCCCAAACACCTCCGCCGAACCCTCTACTGGCTCGCCCTCGACTGGATCCACCTCCGAACCACATTCCCCGCACCCGCCGGCACCGCGAAAACCGCCCGCGTCCGATCCAGCCGCCGCGAGTACGGCCACCCCGCCGAATGGGCCAGCGACAAAGCCGCCGAAATCGTCGACAAACTCACCGAATGGCACGACTACCTCGCCGAGCACCGCAACGAAACCCCACCACCAAAAGGCGCAGAACAACCCCGGCTCATCGCCGCCTGGAAATACCTCGAACCACGCTGCGAACAACTCGTCGAACTCGTCGAACACGAAGCCCTCAAAGAACTACCCGACCTCCACCACGGAATCCGCCGCGCCATCGGCGCCACCAAACCCCGCTACGCCATCCCCATCCCATGCCCCAACGACGAATGCGGACTCCGCACCCTCACCCGAATCGCCGGCGTCGGACAAGACTTCATCGCCTGCGACTCCTGCGGCTACACCATCCGCGAGGAGTACTACCCTCTACTCATACGAATCACCCTCGACGCACTCATCTCCGGAGCTTGAAGTGGGAAATCGGCCAGATCGACGGAGGACGAAACATGCACCTGCGGTACGGGTTGAAGCTCAGCACAGAGTGTTGCGTCACCGAACAGCGAGTATCCAAGACCGAGTTGTCGCTCCTTCACGAGAGGAGATGCGACGGGCAATCGCAAACGGCGATTGTCCCTTCTGCGGAGCGCCTTATGTGAACATTGCGGGGCACACCTACCGCGCGCATGGTGTCAGCGCAGTAGAACTCAAAGACATGGCGGGGATTCCAAAGACGCGCCCCGCATGTACCCCAGAACTGTCAGCGAAACTATCGGAGATCAGCAAGCAGGACGGATTAGCGAAAGTGGAGCGAATGAGGGCTGCGCGTAACCCTCACGCCAAGCGAAAACTGTCGGCAGCGGGCATCCAATCACAGAGAGAGAAGTTGAATAAGGCCCGCGCGGCGCGGCGGACGCGGGTGTCTGTGCATGATGACCTCATCCTCACGCGGATCAGGTCTGGAGAGCTTGCTAAAACGGTAGAAAATGATCTGGGGATCAATCCGGGAAGTGTGCGTCGAGCGCTCCGACGGAGCGGGGTTACGGATGATTTGCGGCAGACAAACAGCGGATACGGAATACGAGTAAACCCGACCCCAGTCAACACGCCTAGTGATCGCATCAACGCGGCCAGGGCTGTGACGACCGCACGATACGAAACGCAAGCAGCTCAGAGATTGTCGGAATGGGACCATTCGCTCAAGGACTTCGATTCCGTGCGGATCTGCGCGCAGAATTGGCGGGTGAGCGTCGCGGCGGCAAGACGGTGGCTGAAACTTCATGGCGTTGACGTACCAAACGGTCGGGCAGCGAAACCGCGCATGGATGGCGAATGCGGAACCATGCGCGGATACCGAAAGCACCGGAGAGACGGAGACCAACCCTGCCCAGCTTGTAGAGCGGAGAACGCTCGCGTATCTAAGGCGCGACGCGTCGCACTCATCTCCGGTGCATGACAATCCACACCCCAACTGGTACTTTCACACCTAGACAGCGCTACACCTATGCCCAAACCCCGCCACCACCCCCGGTGAGCGGGGTTTTCGCATCTCACACCCCAGGTGGAAACGTGGAATACATCCCAGGCGGACTCGACCAGCTACTCACCACCGCACAAGCATCACGACTGTTCAACGTCACCGCAGCAACCATCCGCAAATGGGCGCAACACAACCACATCACCGCCCGAGGAATGGACCGCGCCGGCCGCAAGCTCTACCGCCTCGGCGACATCGCCGACCACGAACTCAAAACCCGCGTGAAATCCGGCCGCGACAACCGCGAACGCCGCGCAGGACTCCGCATCCCCGCCTGATGGCTACGTTCGCCCCACCAACCCCACTCACTCAGCGCATCACCTACGCACTCAAAGTCTTGCGCGACGCACGCCAGGACGGCGCACCCGAACGCATCCACGTCGCACAACGACGCCTCAACGCACTACTCGACCGACTACCGAGACGCTAGCGGTCAGCGCGGGACACATTCCCACACCCATCAACCGTCAGCACCGACCGCCGCTCACCGCCAGACGCCGCAATCGAAGCCGCCGACAACCGGCGCCGCGAAATCGAACGACTGATGCAACCCGGCCGATGACCCGGGAACAAACACTCGCGCTCGCCGCATGGATCGCACTCGCTGACGCTTCCGGGCAGATCAGCCAGCGTGAACAACTCCCACCGGACATGTTTCAGCCCGGTGATGATGTGATTGTTGACTTCGATGGTTGCGACCACGACGGGGTGATCGACCGCGTGCACACCGAATGGGCGTTCTGCACCATCGCCATCGACCCGGACGCCGACTACGGTTCCGGCACCGAACGGTTAGCGCCGCATCAGACAGTGTGTGTGCCGGTGGAGCGAATCTCGCCGAGGTAGGTCACGGTGACCGTCCCGAATCTCACTGTCTGCCCGTACACCGGCATCGCGTGGGCCGTCGTCTACGCCAGGCGTGCCCGACACCATCCCGACTGCCACTGCAACCAGCACCGCGCGGCAGACGGGGCTGGGTATTGCAACGCCTACGAGGCGACCTGGACCACCGCCATCGACCGGCTACTTGATCGGATCATGGCCCAGCAAACCGCCTGACCAGATATCATCCACGGGTGGCACTCAGATCAGACATTCAGGCAGCGAAAGACCGCATGACCGCACGCTTCGGCGGCGGGCGCGAGTTCAAACACCTCGCCGGCCAACTGTGGGACGGCGAAACCGTCACCGCCACCTGCATCGGCGAGTACGGCAAGGGAATGGGACTGATCGTCCTCACCAACCGCCGACTACTGACCATGTTCAAGGGGCTCATCGAGTCCTCAACCGAGGACTTCCCGCTCGACAAGATCAGTTCCGTGCAGTGGAACCAGGGCATGGCACAGGGAACCCTGACCGTCTACGCGTCGAACAACAAGGTTGAAATCCCGAAGATCGTGAACAAGGACGGCAAGGCCCTGTCGGACGCGTTGCGCGCCGCGACCGCCAGCCAGCCGGCACCTACAGCCCCAGTCGAACCTGCCCCACCGCCAACCGCCGGCCCTCCAGCTGGCTGGTACGCCGACCCTGAAGGTTCGCCGCGCACCCGCTGGTGGGATGGCGCCCGCTGGACGGAGCATTTCCAGGCGGCATCTACGCCGTAACACCCGCTGGGAGGTCACTTGCTGGGAATCGCGGTGGCCACCCATAATCGGCGGGATGTGTTCAACCAGGCCATCCAGCAGTGGTTGAAGCACCGGCCCGATAACTGCGTGATCGTCGTTGTCGATGACGGCAGTACCGAACCGGTCCCGAACATCCCCGGCGTCACAGTCATCCGGCACGACTACGCCAAGGGTATCGCCGCGGCGAAGAACCGCTGCATCACCGAACTGATGGACCTCGGCTGCCAGCACCTGTTCCTCGCCGATGACGACTGCTGGCCGACCGCTGACAACTGGTGGCGGCCCTACGTCGAGTCGCCTGAGCCTCATCTGATGTTCCAGTGGCCGAAGGGCCGCGTGAAAGTCATCCGCGACCTCGACGGGCACCAGGCGTACAGCTTCCCCCGCGGTGTGATGCTCTACGCGGAACGGCGAGCCATCGACACCGTTGGCGGCATGGACACCGGCTACGGGGCGCACGGTGGGGAGCATGTCGACTGGTCGCAACGTATCCACGACGCCAAGCTGACGACCTTCCCGTTCATGGACGTGAAGGGCTCCCACCAGCTCTGGTACTCGCGCGACAAAACCGAAGGCAACGGCGAAGGGTCCTCCCGCTTCGGGGTCGCCGAGCGGCGCAGAATGTGCGAGGCGAATGGGATGCGCTGGAGCCACCGCTGGCCCGGATATCCACTCTTCCCCTATCGGGAGCACGCTGACTTGCAGGATTATGGCTTAGGCCCGCGCTTGTCCGACACGTACCAAGGCACTCTCGACCATGTCCTTGGTTTGCATCCTTTCGGATGCGCGGTGGAGTTCGGCGTTGGAGAAGGGCATTCACTGCGGCGCATTGCGGCGACGATGCCCGTCCTGGGGTTCGACAGCTTCGAGGGCCTGCCGGAGCACTGGCGGGACGGCTTCGACAAAGGCACGTTCGCGTGTCAGCCGCCCGACGTTCCGAACGCAGCCCTGGTGCAGGGATGGTTCGCCGACACCCTCCCGAAGTACTGCTTCACCAACATGGACATCGGACTATGGCACCTCGACGCCGACCTCTACAGCTCCACCGCGACGATCCTCGACCACATCGGGCCGCACATCCTGCCCGGAAGCTACATCGTGTTCGACGAGTACCACGGCTACCCAGGCCATGAGGATCATGAGATGAGGGCCTGGCGCCAGTACGTAGACCGCACCGGCATCGGCTGGGTGGTGGTTGGGCACGGGCCAGAAGCTTGGGCAATCAGGATCACCTGATGGACATCCCCGAAGGAATCGACATCCCACTGTCGGAGATCCGCATCATCTCCGGGATCAACGACGAAGGCCACCCCGTGATCGCCACCAGCTTCACCGTCCACGGCACTGACGACCTCATCGGTTACCTCGAAGGACTAGGACTCATCGAAGCTGCCAAGCAAGACTTCATCGAACGGCACGCCACCTGCGAATGCGACGACGAATGACCGCAATACTGGTGATCCCTTATCGGGATCGTGGGATAGATCCGTACCGTCCGCTGAACCTTAAGTACGTGACGAACTGGTGGGCCGACCGCATCCACCTACCCGTCATCGTGACGGGCGACGGACGCGCCGGGCAGGAACCGTTCAACCGATCCGCCTGCTACAACCAGGCCGTCGACCTCCATCCCAACGTGGACGTGTTCGTGTTCGCCGAATCTGACGTGTTCTGCGACCCCGACCAGATCCACAGCGCCATCGACATCGCCACCCAAGCACCCGGGCTGGTCGTCGGATTCTCACGCTTCATGGAGATCAACGAAGCCGACTCGATCAGGGTGCGTGAAGGCCAACCACACGACACCGTGCCAGCCACGCAGATCCGCGGCGATAAGGGATCGAACGGGGCGATCAACGTCATCAGCCGCGACACCTACAACCTCGTCGGCGGATATGACGAGACGTTCTCGTCTGCGTGGTGGGATGACACCGCGATGGGTAGAGCGTTCGACATCTGCTGCGGACCAACCCGCTACGTCGACGGCCAGGTGTTCCACCTGTTCCACGCCAGCGGCGGCCGAGCAGGAGCTGTCACCACCGAAGCTGACCGGGCCGCAACCGAAGCGAACCGGCGACGTTACGAGCAATATCTACAAGCCACCACCCCGGAACAGATCCGGGTCTTGACCGGAGGTGAATGATGCCGCCCCTGAACTTCACCGTGTCCGGCCAGTTCAAGGCGATCATCACCGATGGTGCGGATGCCGGCAACGAACCCGATGTGCAGAACATCAGTGCGTTGGTGACGTTCACTCCGTCGATCAGTGAAGCGCAGATCGGCACGACTACGTGGCGTCTCACCCCACTGGTTGCGCGCCTAGAGGGAGACAGCGTGCTGAGGACGATCGACTCGACTGAAGACGTTGGCCTCCCATGCGGCGATGACACCGAAGGCGAACCCCTGTATGGGCTCACCTACAAGGTGGAGTTCACGAAGGTCGTCTACAACCGGCTGTCGGATCAGCGGATCGAACCGTTCCGATTCGCCGCACCCACCACCGCCACCAACATCGACCTGGCCACCGTGGAGCGGATACCACTGTGAAGACCCGCGAATACAAGACCACCATCCCCTACACGCCCGACCAGCTCGACATGCTGCGCTGGCACACCCGCGAATCATTCCAATGGAAGATCGAAGCGGACGGCCTGGAACTGGTGGAGTACACCGAGACCGACGTGGACGCCTCCACTATCCCACCGAAGACCCGGGAGTGGGCGCGGGACCAGTTCGGGGATGAACCGTTGTGGCGGGAGTTCACCGCACTGGCGAAACTCCCCGACGAACTCGAAGCACTGACGCAATGACGTTCGCGGTCGGTGTTGTCGGGCACACTAGCCGCCAAACCCAAGCACTACACCTCGGCCAGCAGGTTGGGGCGCACACAGTCTCCATTGACGACGGCACACTCGGCGCGTCCAGGAATCACGAAGCCGTTCTGCACTACCTTGCCGGCGAGCACCGCGACTTCGTCGTTGTCCTCGAAGACGACGCCCAACCTGTTGACGGATTCACCGACCAGCTCACCGCGGCTCTCGACGCAGCACCAGCGCCGATCGTGTCGCTGTACTTAGGAACCGGATACCCCAAGTACTGGCAACCCGGCATCCGGAAGGCCACCGCCAAGGCTGACGCACTCGGCGCCGCATGGATCACCTCCGAACACCTCCTCCACGCTGTCGGCTACTGCATCCGCACCGACATCGCCAAGGATCTCGTCCACGCACTACCCGGGCTGGTCATGCCGATAGACGACGCGATCACCACATGGGCACGCGCCAACAACCACCGCGTCGCCTACACATGGCCAAGCCTGGTTCAGCACGAAGACGGGCCCAGTGTCATCGCCACCCGCGCACCACGCAACACCGCACGCAAAGCACACCGCGTCGGCACACGGGGCACATGGACCGACACAACGGAACTGACGTACTGATGGTATGGCAGAACGGCCGACCCGGCAGCAACATCCCCGCCCGGGTGAAGCGCATCGTCCGACACCGGCAAGCCAACCAGTGCAACACCATCGACCCCAACATCTGCACAGGCGAGATACAAGAGTTCGACCACATCACCAACATCGCCACACTCGGCGTCGAACGCTCCCAAGCCAACGACCCCGACAACATCCAGGGACTATGCGCCCCATGCCACAAGGTCAAGACCCAACGGGAAGCGCGCGCCGGCCAGAACCGATGGAAACGCAAGCCCGAGCGGCACCCCGGCCTCACATAAAAACGCTCTGACCTGCGGAAACACGGCGGCAAGCCCCTGGCCTGCGGCGATGCCGACACCCAGGGGGGTGACCCCGACCCCGACCCCAGGAAGCGCGGCCGGCTTAGGCGCTCGGATCGGCTACGGGTCTGGACTGTTTTCTAGTTGAAAACGATTCTCGATAGTGGGAGGTGCATGGTGGCTGGTCGTGGCCCTGCGCCGAAGGACCCGGCGAAGCGTGCCCGGACGAATAGCGATCCGATGGGTCGGACGGTGTATATCGCCAGTCCGGTGGAGCAGCCGGAGTTGCCTGAGTTCGATGTTCAGGTGGAGTCCGATGGTGAGTTGATTTCGGTGCGGTTCGTGTGGCCGGAAGCTACGCGCAGGTGGTGGGCGACGTGGGGTGCGGAGCCGATGGCCCGGGATTTCACGGCGACTGACTGGGATTTTCTTCTGGATACCGCGTTGCTGCATGCGAAGGTGTGGGGCTTCGGCGATTTGAAGTTCCTGCCGGAGTTGCGGTTGCGGGTGGCGAAGATGGGTGCGACGGCTGAGGATCGTGCCCGGTTGCGGATCACGTATGCGGCGGCTGATGAGGCTGATGAGAAGCGTGATCGGTCGCGGCCGTCGTCGGCGCGTGAACGTCGGGGTCCGTTGAAGGCTGTTTGATGCCGTGGCGTCCTTCGGTTGAGGGTGAGGTTCCGACTCTCGGGTATTTGGTTCTCGATTGGATGGTGGACAACCTGGCGATGCCGGATCGGCAGGAGTATGAGCCGTTTTCGCCGTATCGGGAGCAGGAGGATTTCATCCTTCGGTGGTATGAGCTTGATCCGGTGACGGGTCGGCGGAAGTACAACCGTGGGGTGTTTGGCCGGCCGCGTGGGCATGGGAAGTCTCCCTTGTTGGCGGCGGTGGGTTGTGTTGAGGCGTTGGGGCCGGTGGTGTTCGACGGCTGGGATGCCGATGGGCAGCCGGTGGGTAAGCCGTGGTGTGAGGTTCGGACCCCGGTTGTGCAGTTCGCGGCGGTGTCTGAGGAGCAGGTTCGGAATACGTGGGCTCCGGTGTTGGAGATGTTGCGTCCGGAGGCTCCGGTGCATGACCTGGTTCCGGAGTTGGATGTGATGGA